GTTCGATTTCGTTTTTTATTTTTATCCGATTCGGTCATATCTGTATATGGATATTGAAGATCACTTTCATAAAATCCTCCCCATTTAAGATTATCTATTTCAGTCGACAAATCACTACAATAATACAAAAAAGTATTAATCAACTTAACAAATGATGAATCAGTCATAGTGTATATATCTCTATAGATTCTTTGCAAATATATAAGCTTCTTTTCATTTAAGTACTTCTTCTTATCATTAATTGCAGCTCGTAATTGTTCAAAATATGGTAGATCCTCAACTCCCAAATTTTTCCTCTCCCATTCCGGCATCTGTTTATTCTTCTTTTCCAGAAAATCTTTCGATAAAAATTTTCCCATTATCTTTAAAATATCAGGAATTACCCCGAATTCCGACAAGAAATCCCCTGAAAAATCAGTATGCAACGGAAAATCGCAGTCAGATTTCATTAATAAATGAGCTCGACAATTCGCATAATGTTTTAAAAGAACATTAGTCAACTTAATTTCTTTTGCATTTATAAAACTATCATCCCCTTTATATCCTTCAATTGCTACTTCATGTACTTCTGTTGTTAAAACTGCATAAACCATATTCACAATCGTATTCGTAAATAAAGTTGCTGATTCTCCAGAATTCTTTAAAGCCTCATTCATCAGACTAACTATTATCGATTTTTGTCTAGCTCGCAATCGCATTTGTCTATATAATCGTGTCAAATTAGGATCCGCAAATATTTTTAAAATAACATCCTCTAGAAACTGAGTATCTGCATCTTGATTTGAGTCGTACTCTTTAAAATCATTTATAAATTGTTGGTACATATGATTAAAATTCTTCGCTATTTTCTCATCATAATCAGTCTCTTTTATTCCATTATGATATATAACATTATCTTTTAACGATAAAACAAAACACTCCTCAATTGCTCGGAAGAGAGGACAAAATAAAGCATTCAATGTTTTGGACCAGGCCGAAATGCCTTGACCACACTTATCAGCATCGAGAGTTTTTGCCATTACAACTTTAGTAATATCTTTCAAGAAAAAATGTATTGTATAAGTCTCCGATAATTTCGCTAAATTAAAATTTAAATCCTTAAAAGCCCCACCGTTTTTTAAAAGTTTATCTATTACTGGATTAATGTGTTTAGCTATTCGATCATTCGTTAATTTAATTATATTCTTTTTTAAAAACCGCTGTTTAAATTTCTCCGAAATAAAGTCCGAAAGAGCCTCCCATTCACGATCAACTTCTAATTTCCGTTTCTTTGAATATCTACTAATCTGCGTCATTGCTGTAGACAACAAATCTCCTTGTGTATACTTCTTACCGCAAGAAGGGAGATCTAAATTTGAAGGTATTAACGAAGTTGGATTAATAGGATCACGATATTTTAATTGAAAAGACTCATGACTTATTTTATTAAAATCATACAACATATACGAATAGTATGATTTACCTGGATTTTTCTTTATTCTATTTATCTCTGCTAAAACATCAATTGTACAATCTAACGGTGTAAAATACGAATAATTCTTTGAATCTATTGCTGGTTCGAATGTCGTTACAACAGTAGGGCATTTTAAAAATCCGATTCATTTGGTAGCACAATATTAAAAACTGTCGCATAGTTTTCACGTAACCATTCTAAATTCGCCGTATTCTTCTTAGCCGACATAACATTATAATAAATATTCAATTCTTCTTGAACTCTCGAGGCAGCCACTATTCCATTAGAACGAAAT